CGCGGATCTGACTCAACAACTGCCCGAAACCAGGGCAATGCTGAGTTGGTAACGGAGATAGTCCGAGAGATCTTATTATCGGGTGTTGCTACGTCTCGACGCAAGTCGAAAGTAGCACCCGGACCCCATTTGCAACTGTCAAGTATAACAGACGGGCGTAAGGTCCCAAGAACAGAAGCTATTTTACGTTGCGCTCTGAAAAGAGCAGCTTCAACGCGGCCTGTAGTAGGCCGTAGCTTAAGTTCCCGAAACCGAGCGTTAGTCTGTTTGCACCTGACCTCAGCAAGTCTCCACTTACTGAGTGCGACATCGGCAGTATCAATCTTCGTATCTAAACCCTTGTACTTTTTAAGGTACTCAGTGATCAGATACTCCAACTGAAACATACCAGTGTCATTAGTTGCAATATCGGCCGAAGGCAGCTCTAACAAGGCTGCTTGGTTGTATTTAAAACACAACCACACCGATAAGGACCTTGGTGTATCGATGGACTCGCACAGAGAAAGAACAACTTTCTCCATAACATCGCTGTTTGGCGGGTTCATAGATCACCTTGCTGTCAGTACGGGGTAACTAAAGTCTCTACTAGCGAAACCAACTGGGTCTCGTTTTGGAGATTGTAGTTCATCTTCCTCAGATCCTTACGGTTCTGAAGAGATGCCCGTTCCGGCATCACATATTCCGTGAAGCTACGTGGAATATATGAGATCGTCGGCGCAGGAGCAATGCCGGAGACCGTGTTATTAGTCACGTTCTCAAGCGACGGCTCATGCAAACCGATGACAGCTCGATAGGTACGCTGAGACGAAGACTGTCCGGCCGCAGCCGCAGGGGGACGCTTCAGCTGATAGCTGATGCGCCAATACCCTACGGGAGAGGCTTGGGATTGGTCTTCGAACCAGAATACACCATCTTTGTCAGGTCCAAGGGGCACGAACGTATGGTTCACAGGAGTTCCCTGTGCGTCCGCAAGGACAATGTTGCTTGCAGCCATGAGTTACCTCACTTGTTGATCCATCACTGGATCATGGGTTCTACTTCAACATTTGTCGGAGTAGTGATGCGAGGGTCAGTAAACGTGCAGACCCTAAGTCAACCTTAAACATCGGTTGACGAGGTAGAGGGTACGATGTTAGCTTGGTCCGAACAAACTGGCGACGTTTTATGTCACCACCATGGCCTGAAACTTCTATTGTGTACGGTGGATTGCTATAAGGAGCCTCAAAATAAGGCTTCTTTATGCGCTCCGTTCCGTCGAACGCAAAAAGTTCAGACACATAGCCGGACCTGAAACGGCAATTATACAACAACGCCGTCTCTGCAGCTCTAAGAAAAGAGCCGATATCGTATACCCAGTCGATCACAAACGAGTAAGGTGTCAGTTCCCAGGCAAGAGACACAGGATTTAAACTTGACCAACGGTCAAGAGTATTTCCCGGAATCTCAAGCTCAAGAACGATCCTACACGCCGCTTTTCCGTAGCCCTTATTAATGGACTCGAAATAGTGACCGCCTGCGTACAGCCCGGGATAACGACTCCCGAGCCCCTCTATTGGCTGGTGCGACGCTCCAGATACTCTCCGGATCGTTGACAGTGTGATATTCAGCGACTCATTAAGGACCCCAAAAAGGTCTGACATGAGCGGCTTCCAACCATACTGCCATTGGAGCCAGCCATTGGCTAAGTCCTTCGTCGTACCAAATCCCGAAGCTTTTGCGAAGTTCAGCATTGCTGCCGAACTCTTCATCATCTTCGTGACTTGGCCGAACTCGGCTAGGGTAACCCCTAAGTCGAGATCGCCACGCACTTTAGAATTAAGCTTCTCTAAAGCTGCGTTGTAGACG